CCGTGATCAACAGTACCTTCTTCCAATGCCTCATAATATGATGAATACATTGGATAACCAGCCGCCAATTTAATGATATCTTCATCATCGTCATCATCATGCGGAGGTTCATATCTCTTACCTTCGGCATATGCATGAAGTGTTTTCAATTCGCCGTGAGCCGCGGCCAATTTGTTCTGGAACCATTCTTCTGGATCCATTGTGGTATCCGTAATAAAGTCCTCGATTTCTCTTGCAGCATATTCAATGAATCTTAGTTGACCGACCATCATAGGAATCTCTTCAGATGGATCCTCGTTCAATTCAGTAGATTCATACTTAGGAGCCCGATCAAGTTTTGCCTGACCTTCTTTTCTCTGAGAATGAGCCTGATCATAAGCCGTTTCATCCTGGCCTTTCATATAATCAGCCAATCGCTTTTTCGGCATTGCCTTTGGCTTGTAACCTTCCTGGTCACCCAAACCTAGCGGATCAATAATCTCTACTTGGTGTTGGTCTTTAAATTTCTTTTCCTCGGCGCCTTTGGGCTCTGCGACCTCAGAAAGAATGTTTCTAAACCTTTTCATTTTTCGATTCCTATAAGTTGTTTAATTTTTATTTTATTTATTAAAGTTCAGGTTCTTGTGAATTATCAGTATCAATGTCAGTATCTGGATCTGGTTCAGATTCCTTTTCTGCATTCATTCTTTCCTGTTCTTCTTTCCATTCATCTTCCGTGAGCTGAAGAACATTTTTGACAACCCATTCTCTAGAATAATATGTACCAACGTGATCCTCTACCTCTCGTAAGGTAGACATACGTTCTCTAAGAATTTCCGCATCTTTGAGTTCATCAAAGTAATTTTCTTGAATAAAGTCATAACGAATATTATTTCTGATTTCAGCAAAATCCTCTGGTCCCATAATACCTTTAAGAATAAGCTGCTTTTCAAGAATTATACTGAATAGCCAAGAGAATCGAGCACGAAGCCGCTTTACAAACTTACCAAATTTAACCTCATCACGACTGATCTCAGAAACACGACCAAATGAGTACATTGTTTCCGGCTCAAGTCTTGATAAAGGAACTTTCAATGACTTATACAATTTCCGTTGAAAATACTGTAGGTTTGTATCATCGGTTAAACCAGCCGCATTTCCACCAGCCATAACGTCAACCTCTGTTGATCTTTCCCCGCCTCTACGTGGGAACCAAAAGTCTTCTGTCATGGTCATCATTTTACGAGAATCAGATATTTCACCAGTGGATGAGTTATACTGAAGCTTGTTTTTATGGCGAATCATCATATCTCGCAGATATTGTTCAGCCTTCGATTTAGGTAGGTTCCCAACATCAATATAGAAAATTCGTCTTTCAGGAGCTCGTGTAAGAGTGTAAATGACTGTAGCATCTTCGAGCATCCTTAATTGGTTTAATGGTTTAATTGCTGGGTGCAAATTTCCTAAAACCATTGAGTTATTTTCGTTCATAATACCAGATGTTACTCGAGCAATGGAATCCTTTGAGATTCTATAACCTTGAGTATTGCCACCACTGGCACCAGAATTTGTATTAGTAAACCCACTCTCAGAATATAGATAATATTCATTTTTTAGTTTTTTGGTCGGCACACCGGAATGTGGATCCTTTTTACGTTTATCAACCTCTTTTACAAGTTTAATTTTTCGTGGGTCAATATAACGTAATTCGATAATACCGCGCTTTAGATCATCATTGTCAATAATAATATGATAATTTAGTCTTCCGTCAACATAGAACTTACTGAATGTATCATAACCGTTATTAGTAAAATCAAGCAATCTTAAAACGTTTTCAAATTCTTCTGATACTTTTTCTTTTACCTTATCCGGCAGATCCGTATCTTCCAAGACAATCTCAACAACCTGATCATTAACATCAATAGAAATTGCTTCGTTTACAATCTCATCAATGGCCTGCGCAATTTCTGGTTGATTTGCCATACCACGATATTTTGTGACAAGCTCAGACTCACTTTTAGCAGCACCCTCCATATCAAGAAGAGTGCCATAAAAGCCACCTAAAGCATTACCAACTGTAATGGCACCATCATCATTAAGAGGCTCAGCGAACGAAACCGGGGCATTTTGGGCCTCGTCCACTTCCCTCTTTATTTCAAAGCCGAATAATTTCAAAATTTTATTCCTTCATTAATATAGTAAATTATGTAGTTGGAATACCAGTAACGCCCTCAACTCTCCATAGATCGTATTGGAAGGTCACTGAAAACTCCTCGATTGTGTCTGTAGCACTCCAATCCATTGGAATTCCTTCGACAGCAATTGGGAACATTCCTTCAAAAATATATGAACGTAGTGCATTACCATCTTTACTGAATTGTGTAATGACACCATTTGATTTATATTGTTGTGGAAGTGCCCTTGTATTGGCATCATGCGAATTGATAGCATTTGTCCAGGCTTCCATTGCATTTCTGATAAGGAAATCCTCATCATTAATAACCGTTACGGTCCAATCCTCAAAAACTCTATCTCCTGCGTATTTAACATTCCTACCGAAGTATGGAACCGTATAGGCACCCAAGCTAGAGCTTGGGATACCAGCGGCACGTACCATGAAAGGAACCTTAAAGTCGGCCTCGGGAGCAATAGGATTCAAGATTTGACATTGGAAGAGCGTAGGACGAGCGCCACCACCGACTAGTTGTGATTTAAACTCGTTTATATTAAAACTCATATCTTCTCTCCTCGTTTACTTTTATTTATGTCAACTGACCGACAATCTCATCAAATTCTACACCACTTCTTGTGGCCACGAATGTCAATTCAATGACGTTGATGGATCTAGCAGGTTTGATAAAGATATTAGCCCTAAACTTATTAGCATCAACCACCGTTGGAGTATTTATTGATGCATCCGAAACGATACGGAAGTCAATAATACCTCTACGCCCTTGAATATCTCTTAGGAATGGATCAATTGCATTTTTAAACTGAGTTTGAGTAAATTCGTCATTCAGTTCAAATAGGAATGATTGAGATGCATTCGCAATGGCTTTTTCAACTGCAATAAACAGTCTGCGAACATTCAGTCTATCAAATGCACTAGTTGTTCCAAGCCCTGTCTTATCACCAAATAGAACAATACCTTGTCCAACCTGTGAAATTACTGGGTTAACATCCGCTGCATATAGCTGATCACGTTGTGCCTTATCTGGATTAAATGCAAGTTTAACAACATTTTTGATAACACCTTTTCTGAAGCCAGCAGGTGATTCCCAAGATTCAACACGAGCAGCAAGACCGGCCATATCACCATTCAATGGAACCCAACGATATACGTCGTTATACTTATCGAAGCGATATTTATAGCCTGAATCCATAAACCAATAAGATGAATTTTGGATCTTATTACGATACCCAATAATTGCATCTAGTTTAGCTTGAGTTGTTGCTGCAGTAGCACTTGTTCTGTCTGGTGAAATAAATGCAACCGCATCCTTTCTGTAATCAACGACATTTGAAACAATATAATTTGCCACATTACCTGCAGTATCACCTTTACCTTGCATCACGAATTGTACATCAATTTCGTTTGCATTTTTAAATGTATCATACGCAGGGCCTAGATCAGCAATGGTTGCTGCTGATTCAGATCTGCCATCAGTACCTTCAGCAAATGTTTCATATGCTGTGGTGATAGCCTCAAAAGTTGGTTTATCGTTGATTTTTACCCATTCTGATCTATTATTAATTACTGTTTCATAATATTGATCAGTGCCATCGCTTAATTGAGCGCCAGCCACTTTTGATACGTTGTTATATAATTCCAAAACAGTACCAGCTGCACCGGAAATATTACCATCTCCGTCAACAACAGCCACGTGGAAATGATCATTAGAATCAGCTGCTTTACCAAATAGGTTAGCATATTTCCATTTTCTTGTAATTTTTAGCCTTGTGGCCTCTGTTTCTGACATTGTATAGTTTTTAGCAAAACTAATTGTCACGTTTTCTGCAGCTGCAAGATTAGCATTACCAGCGTCGTTACCAGTCAATTCTACGCCTGTTGAATCAACTGATGTTGTTGAAAAGGCAGAAACCTCAAGTTCCTGATAGCCTGATCTGTCACTACCGATAACAATAACATCACCGACGTTAAATGCATCAGTGGTATTAGCACCGCCTGCATGAGCACCCAGAAAATCAGTATTTGCAGTAATTGGGTGTTGGAATGTATACGATGATGTGTTGAATTCAATATCATTACTCGGTGCTGTATTAGCAACTGCCGAAAATGCTGTATGTAATGCTGGAATATCATCAATTACAACACTTTCAAAGTCGTCACCTCTAGCAATAGCAACCTCAATAGAGTTACCAACTGCTCCAGGATATTTTGCCGCAAAAGCACCCACGGTTGAATTTGCCGTATCAAGTGCCCCTATGGAACCTGGCGTGGTACCTTCAACATAACCTGGTGCTGCAGTATTTGCATAGGCAGTATCAGCTGTAAAATATACGTTATCGCTACCGGTTGCCGTAGCAGCACCATTATCAGCACGTGATACAAATAATGGACTACCATATGCTAGAAAATCGGCTGCGGTAAAAAATGTCTCAAAGTTATCGTCAGTTGGTTTACCAAAACGATTTACTAATTGATCTTCCGATGTAATGAGAACAGGTTCGTTAACTGGACCCCATCTGAAAACGCCGGCTATTGCGCCAGGCGGTGTTGCGATGGCCGGTACTGTTGCCGATGCGTCCACCTCTCGAACAATGACGGAAGGACTTACGGTAAAAGCCATATCTTTCTCCTTTATATATTATTTTAGAAACGGTTTCTTTTTCAGTTCATGTCACTATGTTTATTTATAAAAATATTGTTTTAATAAGTCCAATCACTGTCCACCGCCACGAAGCCTTCATCGTCACCGTAGTCATCGCCTACATCAATAAAGCCAAAAGGTAGAAGATCTTCCTCAATTTGCTCTTCAGTTTTTTCTCTTAGTGCCATCATCGTATTTATATCGGTCATATCTTTAAAATATCCCTGGTCAGTGAGCCAAGAGAAGATAACCAAATTCATGACCAAATCGTCGTGCGAACCTGATTCAGCCTCATATGAAGATCCTTTTTTTGAAAATCTTGATAGTTCTTGGATAGTATTAAAATCCTGCAATAATAATTGATTTTGTTCTATTAACATTTTCAAAATAGAACATCCAATTGATTTAACGCTTTTGGTTGTTCTAATACCATTATCAACTGCTTTTCCAAATCCACTAGATATTCTTTTTCCACTTCGTCCTGCATTTTCTGTATAAAGAATATTTTCGTATCCATAATCCATTAAAAGTACATCGGCTACTTGCTCACCAATGTCATTTATTTCTACTAATACTGCTGCTTCGTTATAAAAATTCCCTATTCTATATATAACACTAGCGAAATCAACCGGTGTTACAAAGTTATCTCTAAACGTACACACTTGTCTGTAAGGCATCTGTGTAATATCAATAACATTGAATGTCGAATAATCCAAACCTTTACCACGAGAAACGTCAACCGTCATAACGTACACGTGATCATCTATTGGTTTTTCATATTGGCAAATATTATCTTTTTCTAATATGGGACGAGAGTATACTAGTTCCTTGAGTTTTGAGCCGTCGATTAGAGTACCAGAGCTACCTAAAAATTCACAGCAATATTCTTGTCGGAACTTCTGGTCATCATAATCCAATGCAGCTAGTGTTTCATCCTTCCATTTGTCGTCTCGTCCAGGAACATCGTTCCACATTACCTTGACAAATTCATAGCCGTTTGTTTGCTCTTCAGCACCTTTACAAGTTTTATAAAAATGATTCAAACCGTTGGGTGTTGATGTCATCAACAATTTGGTAGTTTCACCAGATGAAATTGTCGGATAAACCGATGCAAAGAAATCATCGTAGCCTTCAATAAATGCAACCTCATCCAGGTACAGAAAGGCAATAGATTTACCACGAATAGCACTCGAGGATGTCGTCCCTGCATAAATCTTACAACCGTTTTCTAAAGTTATATTACCTTTGTTCCATTCCTCAACACCTTGCTGAATCCATTTGGGAAGTGCTTCATATGCCAACTGAACTCTACTGAGAACTTCTCTAGCAGAATCACCTTTGTTCGCTAGAATGGCTACGGTTTTATATTCATTAAATAGGATATAATGAAGGATAACAGCTACGGCTGTAGTTGTTTTACCAGACTGTCTGGCCGTTAATACAGCGACACGTCTGTTATTAGTAATTTTCTTTGTAATTTCTTCTTGATAATCGTACATATTAAAGGGAACCAAACCCTTATCAACGTGTACAATTTTAATATAGTTTTTGGCAAAATAAACTGGGTCCTGAGCACACTTCATATACTCCTTAATCAGATCAGGAGTAAATTCAATTTCCTCTCCAATCTTTTTAAGATTAGCATTACCCAGATATCCAGGAGATAAACTCATTCAGCCTCGCCTTTGATCATCTTTAGAAGGTCAGCTGTCGATACAATAAGATTATTATTTGTCACCTGTGTTTCAGCCTTCGGACCAGTATCGTCAACTGCATATTTCTTCTTGGTTGATAAATCTACAAAATCCTTGTTTGCATCAAGTAGTGTTTTCATAAGAGTTGATACGACTTCGAATGCTCTAGGTGATTCCGACTGTTTAGCAATCTCTACCATTTCACGGACAGCATCATCACCCATCTCAATAATGTTCTGTACGTTTTGTCTTGCCAACTCAATGTCGTTAATATTTTCCTCGTTGGTATCCTGTACAGCAGGGAGATGCTCTTCAAATTTTTCAATATTTACCACTTGCTCTTCTTCAACTTGGACGACATCTTTAATTTCCTCGTCCTCCTTAATTTCTGCAATAGGTGTGATACCTAGAGCCTGAGCAATTTTATCGTCACTCATTATCTGATCCTTTAATTAATCTCCTACTAGTAGGACAACCACCTAACGGTCTGGCAAAAATTGTTTTACCTTTATCAGGGCTTTCATAAATCCATTCTTTCTCTGGTTCCCAAGCAAGTTTATGATCCGCAGGATATGTATCCTTTGCTCTGATTACATCACGTTCAAATTCAGCCATATATTATTCCTCCGATGGTGATTTTGTTCCCCATTTTCTTTCATATGTATCGTCTGTACCATAGGAGTCTGCCCATTTATTTTCTGTAAATCTGGCAAACTCAATTAGCATTTCAATATCATTATCAATCTCATAAAGCCAATCATATATTTTTTCAAAGTCTTCTTGAACTAACGAATTATTGTGCTTAATTCTGGTATCATTATTTTCAATGTGCTTGTTTAATGCTTTTGTAAGAAAATTTAAATCCTGTCTGAGATCTTTTACATCACGTTCCTTATTAATTTGGCGCTCGATCGCCATTTGTGATGTAAGACCGTCAACCTCAGCCTTTAAAGTTTCTATAGTTTGAGCCTGCTGTGCGGTCCACCAAACAAATGCACTCACTTGCATTACGATTGCTACTACGACACCTATTCCAAATTTTGTATTCATTTTTTACTTTTCTCCCTTTCGGCAACTCTCTTACGAAGGTCGCTGGACGAGAAGCGGTGATCGCGTTTGTTAAAGTATAGCTGGATACCCCGCTTCTTGCAAATATCCTTGCCTGTAAAATCCTGTTCTCTGTATTCCTCTCCCATGATCTTAACATCAATCTGGTACATGCTCAGAATATCCTCAAGGTCCTTTTCAGAACCATAAGGAATAATTTCATCAACATAGCTAACAGCCTTAAGTTGAGTGTAACGCTCTACGACTGTTTGTACTGGGGGATTCTTTTCAGGGCGATCCACACTTGGATCAAACTGTAAACCACAGATCAAATAATCACACTGTTCTTTTGCTTCTCTTAGCATCTGCACGTGTCCTGCATGTAATAAATCAAAAGTGCTTGCTGTAAATCCAATTTTCATTTTAACCTCATTCAGTTACGAATTACAAATATATTTAGACACCATCATTATATAACAATTTTTATAAAAAGTCAACCTTTACGTTATTGAATCTGGATCAGCCACATAGTCTATCACCGCGTAATCATCATCAAAATCAATATCACTAAAATTAATTGTTAGATCTGGATCTGTAGTCGGTTCGTTATTTGCTGTTAATCCTGGCTGAATTACAACAGCTGATTCAAAATTTGTATTAGCACTCACAAAACCATTTTCAGGAATTGTTTCTGATACATTTGATTGAATAAACTTAATAACCTGTCTTTCTCTATCCGGTCCAAAGTACCAAGCTCTCATTGTAAAATTAAGAGTCCACATGATGGTACGACGTTCTGTAAAATCACCCTCGTAGAGTTCTTCGTTTTGAATATCATTTAGAACCAAAGGAATGTCCAATGGATCCAAATCTGGAATTAATTTTACAGTGGACGTATATTCTGGATTAAAGAAAGGAATAATTTGCTCAACTACCTTTACTGCATCCTCTGCATATGTAGACATAATGTAAAGCGAAAATTGAATATTGTATGGACTTGGTACCCATAGGTAATTTCTGCTACC